TGCCTAAATCCAACCATTTCTAATGAAAAAGTAAGAACAATAATATCTTTATCCGGATTTAAATCAATTATGTCTGTCTGAATTAAGTTCGTCATAGAACTTTTTCCGCTTCCAGAAATGCCAGCAATTGTAAAGACTGTATTTGGTTCAATACCACCCATACACTGCTTGTTTAATTTATTCCAACGTGTCTTTAACGATACAATATTATGACTTCTACGTCCTTCTATGTAGTTGATAGCTTCTTGTGCTACAACAGACATTGGTCTAATTAAATTAGATAAGTTCTGTTCCATAAGATTGTATATTTTGTCGTTGATTGTCTTGCATTTCTTCTTCAATTTCTTCCCACTGGTGGTCTACTAACCATCTCCACATAGTTTTCATATAACTTAGTTTTCCTTGAGATGTCTTTTTAGATATCTCTTTTTCCAGACAACTATTTATGTGTTCAGCCATTGTTTCGCTGTTTCCTACATATGTGTTATATAAATGCCTACATTTATGTATATTCGCCCTCAGATAAGCCTTATTTCCATCAGGTCTATGTACATACACTGGGTACATCTCAAAGAATACATCAAAATAATTCTTACTTGGTTTCATATAAGAAGTAAGTTTTTCTGTTTCTTTGTATGTAATTGAATTACCTCTCTCTATCGATGTAATCAGTTCATTGTTGATTAAGTATGATATTTCGTCGTCATTAATAAGGCTGACTATTTTTCTGACGTCTTGATTATTGGCTTTTTGATTCTTGTCCAATATCATACTTAGGAATAATAATTGATTTAAATTAATTTTTTCTGGTATATCCAGAAGTTTTGTGTTTATTTCGATAATCATACTCTTATACTCAAAGGTTACCAAGTTGGATCTCCAAATAAATCTAATTGCCTATGTTCGAAAGCGTGTATTATTTTTTTAGCTTCACTTATATAGTACATATAGTTTAAATGTCGATCAGTTATCGGTTTATCATCTAATGTATTTAATATCGTTACTCCAGATTTTGTTAACATATTTGTTTCTTTACCTTCTGGCGATATTTTATACAATGAATAATCATTTGTTGCTGCATAGAATCTATTTATTCGTTGCACAGGAGTTTTTCCATGAACAACTTTAAATTTTTTATCACAGCGTTGTGACATTAGAAAATCTCTAATATCTGTACTGTTTTTAATAAATTCTGATACAGGTTGTTTAGTTATAAAATAATTTATTACTGCTTTAGGTATTATAACTGGAGCCAGTCCTTTTCCTAAATTGGTGTTTGTAATAAACATTCCCTTCTTTTCTATCAATTTCTCATCTCTCGATTGTGAGAATCCATCAATGATACCAAAATAATCATTGCCTGCGTATTGATAAAACGCTTCATACTGGTCCGTTTCAAAGTTAAGTCGTGTTAATTGCTCAATTTCACTAATAGCTTCCTGTACTTTTAGTTTATTGTCTTTTTTAGCAATATAAACTACTCCATCAGTATTGACTTGTACAATCTTACAACCCAATTCTATTAATCTGTCTGCTAACATTAATAAGACTAATTGTCCATTAATTCGTATTTTAAATACTTGTAGAGGATCATATAACCAACTTGTTTCTTCTTGCATTTTACCAGTGACTGCATTTAATGCTAATTTTAGCACTAAATTCTTCTGTTTCTGTCCAGTATGTTTGGCATTTATACGTTCATCATAAACGTTTTTATACACCTGCCAAAAGTCTTTACCTAAATGCTGCGGAATCCATTCATATTGTATAATGAATGATGGATACATAGAAGCAACATCACTGTGTCCTATGTATTCTCCGGGTTCAGGAGTGAAGATTCTTGGAGAATGGAGAGAATGTATTCCTCCAACCCCTATAGAATAGCACGTATCTGAGAGAACAAACTTCTTCTCATAGCCTTTGCGTTCTTTAGTATACACTACTTGTTTTTTCATGTCTTCAAGAACGTCTTGTAATATTTGGTTTTTATAATTTATAGTAGGCAAGATGACATCTCTTAATTCCACGTAGTCCATAGGACTTCTCAGCGATTCTACATAACGTTTATTAAAATTAGTTAATTCACAATACTTATTTAAAAGTAGCGTTTCTCCAATTTTAACACCGTCCATAGATAAAGCATCTATACCGTATTCTTTTTTTATAAACTCACGTAAATCTATATCACTTTTTAGAAGGTTTAATAACTCAGTGGTTGAGTCTACGTCATTTATATTATATTTTATCATTGAGTCTATTTCACTATCTGGTAACCAATCATTAAAGTCACCTTCGTACTCTTGTACGTTTTTATAGTGCATAGTTACTTGCATTGATTTTAGACCAACACGTAACTTTTTACTAAACTGCATGGTTAATAAATCCATTGAATAAAAATATTGTAAATATTTCCATTTCTTGAATCTATTAATATCACCTTCCTCAGATGTAATTATTGTTTGTGATAATTTAAACAATGATTCTGTAATAATTTTTACTGTTTTATTTTGTATAACACTAAACAGATTAATGATATAATTCATAATTACATCATCATAATGTTTATTGTTATATCCACAAAACATAAAATTTGAATTACCAAAAAAATCAACTAATTCTTTTAATTGATTCTTTCTATTAGATATTTCAAATAAATATATTTTTCCAGATTCAGTATCTTTACACACACAATGAAATACATTTGGAAAGATTTCAATGTCATATGTTATGACTGTTTTATTACGTATAATCATTGCTTCTTGAGTCTAAATTATAGTTATTGTGGAAGAAGAGGAATCGAACCTCTTAATGAACCATCTTCATCTTCCTTGTATCTTTATATTTCGATACATATATTTTTTTGTATAAATTTGATACCAATAATATTTTTGTTAGCATTATATTTATGAAAATGTTTTAATATTGGTTTTAATATGTTTTCTATTACATACCATTTTGGCATTGTAACACCTGTTTTATATTTTGCACATTGTTGTGTACCATAAAAATACGGATCGCGAAACATATAAAAACGGTTATAATATGTCACATTAGTCCAATCATCATAATGTTTTAAATATATTTCTGCTGTAAAATTATCAAATGTGAAAATATTCATATATTTAAACAATACTTTTTCTTGTATATCAAATTTAGCTTTTTCTTTTTCCTTATTCCATTGGGTTAAGTACTCTTGTGCAAATAAATCTCTTTCGTCACAAGGTTGTGGATGTTTTTTACTCCATTTATTGAGTTTGTGTTTTATATAACCTGTATATTTACACTCCCCCCTTACCCCCCGTAGGATAACGTACCTTTTTGTAAGTTTTTTCATTTCTGAATCTACTTTGAAATAGTCCGTTTGTTTACCCCACGTCTCCTTTCGTTGCTCATAATTATATTGTTTACCTTTTGTGAGCATAAACCAAGGAGTTTTACGCATAGTGTTTTTCTTTCCACTATAATTATTTTTTAAATATTGTATTCTTTCCTCTTTCAGTTTTCTATAGTTAACGAGGTATTCGCTAACTTTTGGTTGCATTTCATTTTTCATTTTGATAATGTTAAAAAGTTAATATTTTCGTTCTAAGACGTTCAAATATATTAAGTAATAACTTAATCCGAAAATTAATTTAAACGTCACACAGAGGCTAAAAATAGCCTTAAATCAAATGTAACTTTAGGTAGCCTCGAACCACCGCATAAAGCCAGTCCTTATACACTGTAAAGTTTGTTAATTATTCTTAATAAGTAATGTCAAATTTAAATTTATCAGCAATAGTACCAGTAATTTCAATTGATGTATTATCGTTAAAATTCTTCAAATCTGCATCAAACTTATTAGCTTTCAGTTGTATTTCTTTTAGTAGAGAACCAATTTTAGCTGAAGTAAAAGTTTCTGTTTTGGGCATAAACTTCTTTCCCTTTTTAGCTTTTTCTGAAGGATTAATTGTAGGAATCATCTTCAATTGTGCTATTGCTTCTTTAGCCTCTCCTGCTGCAAAAATTGCATAATTATTTGTTTTCTTGAATTCTTCATAATTAAATGTCTTAATGCCAGAATTCAGAGCATTAAGCATACCTTTTATGATAATACGCTTTTCTGTCATTTGCGTTATTTCGTTATACAGACCTTTTAAATCAAAACCAGATCCCATACCTGCTTTTTGAGCTTTTTTAGAAATTACGTTTTCAGTCCGTATTATTTTCCAATATTTGTTAATTTTTGTATCAAGGTCTTTACGAATGTTAATAATATTTGCGGAATTAAAATTAATTGATTTGTTCATATATAATAAATTTTGATTAAATTAAACTTCTACAATATGAATTTGAATACCGCTTTACCTAGTTTCCTTAAAGGGAATCGAACCCTAATCAAAAATAAATAAAGTTTTCCGGCGGGGAGTGGCTTGCCGCAGCAAGAGCTCCACCCCCCTGGTCGCCTCGGCGACTGGATAACTTAATTTAAATTTTTGTTTTTGAATATTTGAAATAAATTCAATTTTATCTTTATAGATATCTTAGTGTTATTTATAGATTTACTTGGAGCCGTTTTTCCCGCAGGACGCACTGACGCTCATTGCCGCAGCAATTTAGTCCAACCTATGAACACCTGTAACACCTATATCTAAGCCAAAATTAAATTTATCTCCTATACTATCCACAAAAGGAATAGTTCGTTTTAATCCATTTATATTGATAACAATCTCACGTGGTGCATATTCACTGGCAATTTCTTGCAGACCTAGCCTCCGACTATTAGCTCCCGCGGGAGTTTCTGCGTTTTGATAACCAGCACTTTTTTGCGCTACATGTGACCAACAATCAAATAAACGTCTAACCACATAGTCATATTCTTTTTTACGAACAGACTTTTTTAAGATTTCCACCGACAATCCTTCAAGAATTGCACGATTATTGATACCACTTGACATATCGACAAGTGCATCCCAGATTTTAAGAGCTAAACTATCGAATTGGATTTTGTCTTGACAGTTCAAAAGTTGATTCCAAAATCTTGATTTAGTTTTACCTAAAACAATAGTTCCGTTATCAAGGATTGAGCAATTTTTATATTTGCTCGCATCCGAAGAGTTCTCGAGTATCTTTTCGGATACCTTAGAATCTGTCATTATCACTTGTATCAATAGCTTAGATGCTAATGACACTAACTTTTCCATGATTATTCGGTAGTTTCAGTTACTTCTACTGTAATAGCAGTATCACCCTTATCTTCTACACAAAGTCCTTTTGCAGACTCCGTTAACTCATTAGTGTATTTCAGAGCTTTCTCGTTATTCTTCTGAATAGCGTCACGAAGATTCTTAATCGCTTTCTGTGTATCAGCAATAAGCTTCTCACAACGAGCAATCTCATTCTCGTTCAACTGATTCAAACGATTTGCCAACTTGGCAGGATCAGCAAAGATAATCTGCTTGTTACCCTTCAGTGAATCTGCAATTGCATTCTCACGAACGATACCAATATTTTCCATTCCGCTTTCGAACGGAACTATTACTTCACTTTCCTCGCCTTTGTTAAGGAAAACAACAGTAGCTCCACTATCGTCCTGACCGATTTCTACCTTCGTTACATCATAATCAGTTACCCGATAACGACGCGGTGAACGGTTAGTAATCAAATCAAGATTACCATTTTGCTTTACTTTGAATTCCTTCTTCTGAAAATCAGGATCTTGATCCCGAACTTCTGTTTTGAAATATTGGCAACCTAAGAAGGCCCCAAGCATACTAGCAGGTTTACGATTGCCTGCAACAATATTTAAATTAATATTATCCATTTTTCCTTTTTGATATTGTTATTGATTAACTAACGAAAGTTAGTTGGATATTTAACACTCAATAATAAAACTCACTACTGGCTCGTTGGCTCTCGAGCACAGTCTTACAAACTTATTTGCGCGGTGACCGTTCTAATGAGAGGTCCGCTTTATCTATCTAAATTGTTATATCTTTATATTCCTTAAAATGAAGCTCATTCGATATAATCGGGGATCCAACGGTAGGATCAGCTATGCCCATATTTAAACTTAAAGCTGTGAATCCGCATACGCTCTTCCGAGCAACGTTTACATAATTTTTCTTTTAAAAACTATATTGTGAAGTATACTGTTTTATTCCGTCATACGCTCTGAAACAGAGAGTTCGCATGCTGAGAATAAATGTAAGTTTCCACAATAATTTAACCAATAAAATTTTGTGAATATTTGTATTCTTCTCCTATTAACTCGTAATAGTTTTAGCTCTGTTACATGTATATTAAACTTAATATACAAACTCTGTCTTGCGATACCTAGTTAGGTGAGCTGACCCCTGTTCTTTTTCTTGTTATCTGCGGTTAGAACAATCAATCATACCGTTTGTTTCTTTAATACATGTACATTTTATTAACTCGTAATAAATTGTCTTACGCACAACGCATTCACACGTTTCATTATCGAACCATCTCACCTTCAGGGGGATCACAGATGCTACGGCTGTTTAGGATCTCGCTTCCTCTTGTTCTTACTCTTGGATTTTAGTTCCTCATTTTCTTTGATCTCTCCATTTCGTCGAGACTGCGATATGATACCTATGTCGTCGATGACAATACGATTCGTCACCTTGTCACCCACAATACTCCTTTTTAATGTACAGAGACAGTGCACATTAATGAGTCACTAACTCCCTATCCTTATTGCAAGGACGTACTTAAGTTTGTATTGCTGCCCATCAGCTTCTCCGTATGGTGGCCGTGAGTTATATGGTCTTATATTTTGCCATAATGGTATTTGATAAACAGTTGCGGCTGCTTACTTTCCTACCTCCTCTTTTCCTTTTAATTTCCTTTTCCAGGCATACCGCACAGATCTCCAGTTCTCCACTCTCTTTCTTACAACAAAAGATTCATTTCTCTGGGGGACGTCTATTTCTTGTTAAATGATTATATTAATAACACTCTTAATTTATGATAATTTATTTCATTATAATTATCTAAAGTATTACTGTAATGCACATTAAATATACCAGCTTACTAATCTGTAGAGAAATAATGATATTATTATAATAAATACAAATTATAATTATTTATTTATCAAACGAAAGTATATCTTCAGTACTATTGGAAATATAGAATTAGAGTCAACTTCCGTAATTTATTCCGGCTTGATTGTATGCAAGCGTACATTTTTTGACTGTCACGTTGTCATCGTGTGTGTAAATAGCTATTTAATTCTATCTACCTGTATAAACAACTTTCATCTTCACCTTGTCTAATCTTACATTATGCATAACATGCAATCGTAGGTATGTTCTATACTGGATCAGTGTTTGCCCGCGCACTCGTCCCGCGTAGCTTTCAAGCCCGATGGCCCTACTTCGCATTGAGGCCTTGCCCTACCTCCTAGTCATTTTACTTTTCTATACCGCATAAACGACCAAAGCCTGGCGGTCTACATCTCTCTTATCAGCCGTTTTACCTACCTTATTCCCTAAGCTGACGCAAAAGGCATGGATTCGAACCAACCGGATTTACATAGGCACCATATTTACCATATAGTCTATAAGTATATTCCCTATAGTATCTTGGGTTTTAATGTAATTTTTTCGCCCCTTCAAATGGGTTTGGACCCCATGAACAATAGGCTAGACCTTAAACACAATATTAACTTTGCTTATTTCCAGCGCGTTATTCTTCGGTTTATACTACCAATTCCTGACATATAATATAATACCTTCATAGGTTAATATTACAACTCGTGTTACGTTATGCAATACTATGTGTTGTAGTAGTATTTATAAACATATACGATACGGCATGAACTTTTGCACGGCTATCCATTTTTCAGGACCGTGGCTTATCGTCTTCCTAAGAGAATACCCCACATTTATTATACTTAAAGTATGAAATCTGGTTTAGCATAAAGAACTACAACTGGTGATATTCCTGTCGGGGTCTCATGCTAACCGTTGCCCCGCTTGACGTCTACTTTTCACATAGCGCGTCATTTCATCTTACTTTTTACATATTTCTTTGGAAAATACGTATATTCTCGGATCAAGTATGATACAATTATTATATCGACTAACCTACTCATCTTTCGTATTAGAGCGTATAATAAAGGGGAATTTGATAAGCTACTACAGGTTAATGGGACCGTTCGTGTCATCTTTAATTAATGATTCTCTTAGAATCTCGTTTAAACTCTGTACTTTATATACAGAGCCAGAATCGGTAGTATTTTTTACAGCAATATACATAACAGGTATTTGAACCTCTTTATATATAACTTTTGTTTTCACAATTGGTTTTGCTGTAACAGTTACCTCTAATGCATGACTTGTTTTTACGGAGTCATACGTTTGTAAAGATCGTTGAAGATCTTTAGGTATTTGCATCTTTGACAAGTCATCATATGATATTGTCGATGCCTGTACAGTATTTCCTTTCAGTCCTACTGGTACAGAATTTTCATTGTGAGCAGTCATTGCGATAGACAAGCCATAAATGGCAAGTGCAATACTACAAACAATTGTAGTTAGCTTTTTCATTTTGATAACTATTTTGTTTCTAACTTAGTAATGTTAGACCCTTTGTACTCCACTAACTGAGACAAAGGGTCTCGGAATAAATTCGTAATAATTCCTGCTCTTTGTTCAACGTTTTTACGCAAACTATCCAGTTTAACAGTATCGAGTTCTATGTCACTATAATAACTTCCAACAATAGAGTTGAATGCTTTTATATACATAGGATCTTTATCTGCTACACCTTGCATTAAATTATTAACAAAATCAACAGAAGGAGATTTTGCAATTGATATTACTTCGTCGAAGTGTTTAATTGCATTCTCTTGTACCTCGATGCGCTTATTTTGCTCATCGATAGCAACTTTATTTTTCTTTTCGTCCTTTTTAAGAACTTTAAGATTCTTATTGATTTCTTCAATTTCTTTGACTGCTGCAAGTTTCTTTGCATTACATGACCAGATGATAAATATACTAGTAACGTCTGCAACGAACTGATCGTCAACGGCAGGTTTTCCTGTCTTCTTATCAAAAGTGGCGTTTCGAAAGCTACAAAAAGCTGAAACGGGACTCTTAGAAAGACTAGTAACCCCATACATGAAATTACCAATACCGTTAATAACGATCGGAGCATTTACAAGAAGTTCCGAAATTTCTTTCAGAAGATCAACACGTGATTTCTGATTAATCAATTCTAACTCCTCTTTATTGTCCTTAGCTTGAATTTTCAAGTAAGCACCATAGAAGCTAATAGCTCTTTGAACATTTTCGAAGATCTTATCACGTTTTGAAAGATAAAACAACAATGCTTCTTTCAGTTCGTCTTTAGTTTTAATCTTTGTAGGATCAAAACTTTGCTCTTCTTTGTTCTGAACTTCGTTTTCTTTCTTAATTTGTTCTTTAGTTTCTTTCGAAACCTCAATTGCTGTAGACGGAACTTCTACATTTCCTTCAGCATCTGGTGCTGGCAACAGATTTTCTACAATATTAACACCTACCATTGGTGCAATCTCTTTGATTTCTTCCAAAGTACTAACTCGCATTCGAATAGCGAATGGGTTATTGCTTAATGTGACCTCGTTAGCCAATACTGCAATTTGTCCTATGGCGGAAATCCTATTGATTTTGTCAATAGCCTCGTTGCTCATATTGTATTTTTCTGCTGCATGAGGATCTGTGCGAAAAGTTTCATGCATCATTTTTAACAAATCTACCTGCCTATCAGGACTAAGTCCATTAGCAGAGTTCTGTTTTGTTATTTCTGTAAATGATCCGATATCAATTACATTAATGCGTGATTCCTTTTTCTCCTCTACTTTAGGAGCGGTCGGTGCTTTAGGCGCACCAGTACCTTTAGTTTTTTTACTCATTTTGATAATGATTAATTTGTTATTAACTAGTTTACTTTACACACATTTATTTACATATTTATTTCATGATGTATCATAAATTGTATCAAAACGTGGTGGTTTTAACAAAGTAAACAATTCCAAGCTCTTCGGTAGAGCTTCACTCAGAATAAATCCATTATTAAGCTCAGATATTAACCCCTGACCCACAGGTTTTTGGACCAATGTCACACTTGTGTTATCATACATAGCATCGTTACCTGACAATAAATCGCAGAATGCTGTACATAACCCCTGTGTGGGGGATACCTGAGTAATAATTTCTTTATTCTTTTTAGTATCGTGCTTATAATTAAGCGCAATACTTGCAGCGGTATAGCTACCTATAAATGAGAATAGCAATACCCAGAATAATTTGTTACTTTCGTTGTATCTTCCGATACCGAAAATTAACAATATTCCCAGCAAAAATAAGAATAAAGCCATTGTTAATGTTTTTTAATTTCGTTTTTAATTTTTTTTCTTGTCCGAGACAAAATCGATTTGATTGTGCCTGTCGGAACATTCAGAAATTCACTAATTTGTGTAACAGTTAGATTATTTATATAAAACATCTCTAAAATCTTCTTCATATGTGAAGGAAATTTATCAAATTCTTCAAGTACTCTCTCATATGCAAGACGGTTGACTAAGTCGTCTTCATTTGATGAGATTGGAATATCTGGAGATAGTCGGTCTCCTTTAATGCCTACTTGAGGTTTGTTTTGAATGCTACGTAAATAATCAATAGCCACACGATTAGTTAAAATTCTCAGCCATCCTCCGAATGAAGAATAATCTGTGAATTTTGATAGATTATTGTAAACTTTTAAAAATACGATATTAGCAATATCTTTTGCTTCATCCATATCTTTTATGTAACTAAACAAAAGTTTTTCTACAAAACCCTTATATTTAGTAAAAAGTTTACTAAAAGCAAGTTGATTACCTGCTTTTGCATCTCTAATTAATGAAATCTCTGATTCTAAGATTCTTGGATTGTTCATAATTAAAATCATTTATGTACTTTTATTAATCTGTCACTAATATGTCGGAAAGTACTTACCGAAAGTGAGTATGAGCCAACCTAATGACTCATACCCTTAGAATGGAAGATCTTCGAGTGACTTTTCCATTTTAAATTCTCTTATAGCTTTAATTAAATTTGTATGGATTACTACTTTTAATTCATCATTCAGTTTACACTCATTTAACATTCCTGTAAATATTCTAATATATACATCTAATGTTTTATAATTTATATCTTTTATATCACATATAACATTTTCGGTAAACCAACCAAAACATCTGTGAAAATCTAATTGATGAAAAAAATCAGGTACTCTGAAATTAGGGTAATTTCCTAATTTGAATTTGAAACTTTCCTCTTTGCTTCCAGTATCATTTTCTTCTTGCCAATGAACACTAAAATATCCTTCAAACATTCCACCATAATGCCAATGTTTATATTTCCATCCTATATATGTACCGTAAAGATATTTGTATATTATTTTTTTACCCATTGTATAGTATATATTAAATAATTACAAAGCTTTTCTTGCCATTCTTCATCTAAGTTCATTAGGAAATTAGATTTGATCTTTGTTTTAATCATATCCATGTGTAATCCTAATGTAAGAGAGTTTGTATATTCATTTTGAATATACAAATATGTTTTCCTAAACCATTCAACCCATTCTTCAACATATTTCCAATAGTTTTGGTCATTTATATTAAGATTATTCCAATCTATTGTATCATGAAAATTGAATTGACGATTTTTCTTTGATAAACCAAGTATAATTCTTGTAGCTTCTTTACGACAATCTTTATCCTCATAAATATTTACATACGAATTGTATACGTGGTCTAACCATCTTTCTTTTGCTTTACACCATTTTAGTGCAAAGTTTACAGTGACCGGTAGTCGATCACGTAACATTTCTTTATACCCAGTTCTCATATTTTTTAAATTAATTGGTGCTCTCCGTGGAGTCGAACCACGATTTGTTTTATCAAATAATTGATAACGTTACGTCCTACCGTTAGACGAGAGAGCAAATCTAAACCACTTTCGCAGGTTTTGCATCCGCGTGACTAATATTAAGCTACTAGCTTAGTATAGTCTGCAATGTTTAAATTGCCGTTTGAATTTATATATAATAGCCTGTCTTTTGACTGTATTTACTTCTATCAGAGATCAAAACCAAATATACCCCCATATGCCGGTTTTTATTTCTCTTCCGGCTCAGATATAGTATTTACTAGCAATATTATATCAATAGTTTATTATTAATTATTATAAACACTAGTGGAGGTAAAGCGAGTCGAACGCTTGTCTCCCTGATTTAACTCATACGGCTAAAATATTCTTGTAAATGTAGTAATGGCCAACTACTACATTTGATTTAAGGCCTTTTATTTACGTTTTAAGACGTTTAAATCCTTTTCTGGTTAGCTACTCCATCTAATTCATTAAAGGCTTTAAAACGTAAAATTTGACCTTTTTAATAAATTACTCACATAATGGTTCAAAGACTCTATATGTTTGTAATGTATATATTTTTGATATATCATGCAGTGTTCATAAAAAGTTTTATGAGAGCACCGACTCAATGGTTCGTACATGACAATTGACCATTTGTATATATGTTTATTCTCCGTATATTCGGAGGTTTCATCCACTTATGGCTCAAAGGCTCTTAAGTAAGCGTTAATTCGCTTATTATGAGTGCTCATTTATCCATGCAATATGGAACCCCATTAGCTTTCCTCGATTTTCTCATGTATATCATGACTCAAAGGTTCTAGATATGGATTTATAGTAATATCTTTAGGATTTAGTCCCAATAATACCTGTATGCTCCTTCAAAAGAATTCTGAAGTTCACTGATTTCTTCGCTAAGTTGCTTATCACTTTCGTTACAAGCCTTGCGAAGTTCATCACGAACTTTATCTTTTTCGGTTTCATACTGAAGTGGAGTTATGCGGTCTTTTGCATCAACGGGTTTACCATCGTGTGTTTGACCGATAAGCCTTGCAAGTAAATCAGAGTTTTTAGATAAAGCTTCTTTGGTAGCTTTTTCTTCACGACGTCGAGCACGTAATTGTAGCAAAGTTTTTGCTGTATTGTACTTTGCAGAACAAATAGCATTCATTGCCTGTTGTTTTTGCTTCTCGTCGGTTTTCTTCTCTATTTCTGCCAGAGCTTCACTGATTGCAGTCTCTTTTAGAATATTGCCTTGTTTGATTGTATCGATGATGTTGTTTTCATCCAACTGCACTGTTTTTTCTTTTGCCATAATTTTGATAATTTTTAGACATTTTCGCCATCATATTTATATTTTTCGCGCTTATACGGGATGGCGTTAACGTGTTTAGCGCGCTGTTCTTTATTTTTGATGACTATTTTATGTTGGTCATCATATTTTTTCTTACACATTTAGAGTTTTTAGATAATTACAAACTTTTATAATTGCGTTTAAGTT